GCCTTCCCAATATGGATAAAATTCATGTGTACAGTTCGCACCCTTCAATCCGGTCACTGTTCCATAACCGGTTGATTCGACAAAATCCGGATATTTCTTGGATTTTCCCTTGTATGCGAACACTTGGTTTTCCCAAACTTCATGTTCAGGTCTTGCACCGATGTGTTGTGATGTGATTACCAGGTCAACACCGGTTGATTCGATGTTTGCTTCCGTGATTCGACCGGACAACTGTGAAATGCACGTCCTGACACACATTCTTGATGCCGTGTCAATCTGATATGTCCTTCCGGAAGCATAGTCGATTGTTCGAAGACCACTTTTCGACAATGTTCTGATGCAATCTTTCAAGGCTGCATCGAATGAAAAGGATCCGGAAGCAACCTTGACAACACATTGGTCAAGTTCCTTTTGGAATGCCGTCGATACATTTTCCAACGTCGTTCCTTTGAATCCCATCGTCCGTGTCAGGTTTCGAAGTTCCTGATTCGTCTGTTTTTGGAATGCATTGACCATCTGTGTCATGTTGTTCGGCTTCGTCAGGTCTTTTCCGGCTTCTTCCCACATGGAAAGGTCATTGTTGAATGACATATTTCCGGCTTCGGCAACCATCTTGTCACCAGCCTTTTTCGCATCACGTTCGGTCTGTCTGATGCAATCCATCACGTATTTCTTGTGTTCCAACGTGTTTTGTGCGATGAAATCCTGAAATTCCTTGTCGGCACGAAGCATCTGAAGGACTTTCGCTTGAATTTCTTTCGGTGAATAACCAAGTTCACGAAGGTGTTTGGCTTCGATTTCGGCTGTTTCCGTCCATCGTTCACACTTCTTCACACGTCGTACAATGTCACCAATCACATCACGTTCCAAGTTCTTGTACAAACTGATGATGTATTTATCTGCAAGAATATCAATCTGATCCTGATTCAGTGACATCGTTCACACCACCTTTAATCTTCCACATCGTCGATATCTTCGGATTCGTACGTGTCAGCCTGGATATATTTCATTGCTTCTTCACGTTCACAATTCAGACGTGTCATGACGTACTGAATCAAGAATTCCGGCACTTGTGGGAATGAAATCGCATCCGCACGAAGTGTTTCAAGTTCCGTCTGACGGTCTGTGATGTACGAATCATCGAATTCGATGCATATATCTTCGTCCACGTTCCAATTTGTCTTCTTGAACGTGTTCGAAAACCACATGATTGCACGGCAGATGTCGGTGATATATGCTTCAGCTTCAGAACGTTGTTTGTTCAGTTCTTGCATCGCATCCTGACGTTCACCGATGTACTGTGTTGCCGTCTGAATCTGATGGTTTTCGAAGGTATATTTCTTCGTGCCATAACCAAACGTCATGGAAAGTAGTGAAAGACAAGTTTCAAACACATTGTCAATCGCATCAATTCTGATTTCAGGATTGATTTCTTTCACGAAGACCTGATCACCGGACAATTTCTGTGACATCAACATGAACATCTTCTTTTGTTCGTTTGAAAGTCTTGGTTTTCCGGTGTCTTTGTCGAATTCACACAACATTTCATTGACCAGGACGATTTTTTCACCCTTGTCCAAGTCGGAATATAAAATGTTGTACGCAAGGTCAAGTGCCTTCAAAACAGGGATTGCCGAATACAACTTCGGATATCCGTATCCGTCCATGTTTTCGATGTTGTTTGATTCTGCCGTACGCATGATTGCAAACGGCTTCACTTCACCAAGCTGGACGGAAATCGAATCATCTGTTGTGGATCCTTTATCGTCGAAGTAATATGTGTCGCACTTGTACTTGCCTTCGTTCTTCGTAAACACAACAAGAATCTGTCGTTTCTGACCACGGTTCAGGTTGTATCCGAAGAATGCACATTCAATGACTTCGTCGTTGATGACCGTCAATGGAATGATGCAATCTGCATCACAATAATTGATGCGGATGTCACCACCCTGAATCGTACCGTCTGACATCAAGTCACCGTTCTGAATCAGGACATACGCACCAACCGTTCCAAGGGCAGACATCTTTTCAAGCTGCTTGCGATACATCACTTCGAACCGGTTGTCTTCCAGGACTTCGTTGATGAAATCGAATTGTTTTTCGTTTTCACCACCGTTGATTTCAACCACTTCACAAAGGTTTGCATCGTCACCGCAACATCTTTTTGCAAAATTCAGTGATGACAGTTCATATGACACATTGGTCAATGTCTTTCTTTTGTGAAAGTCTGTCGTTGTGTTCTTGTACCAATCATTGCATTCGTTGATATACAACATTGCTTCCGCATTGTATTCGTATCCAAGTTTCTTCAAGAACGCAATCAATTTTGAACTGACGTTTGTTTTGTTCATCACTTATACACCGCCTTCGAATAAAAGAATTCCATGTACCTTGACCACGAATAAAAGTCTGCATCGTATGTGTCAACGTCTGTTGTGTAATCATCCAACAACGCATCTTCGTCGGTGTCCTTGTACATCATCGTTGACAGGGATTCGACGATTGTCGGACACATGGATTCCACAATCATCAATTTGTCTGTGTTCAGGATGAAGTTGTACGAAAGTGTTCTGTCCATGAACTTCACTTTCTTGCAATCATCCACCGTACAGTAATATCCGTGTTGTCTGACGAATGTCCGAAGACCGTTTTCAATCACTTGTGCTTCGTTATCGACGAACACCTTTGTGACCGGATATTCCGGATAATACTGTTTCAACATCTGCATGAACGTGTCGAATCCTTCATACAATCTGTCAGGATCAACCGTTCCTTTATCGTGAACAACCTTGAATTCTGCAAGTCGTACTTGCTGTTGGAAGTTTCCAACGATTCCGGTTGCAACGAACGTACTGTGTGACTTTGTTCCACCAACGTCAAAACCAATGAACACTTGATTGATGGGAAGATTCCTTGCAGCTTCGTATTCGATGTTCCAACGTTTCGGATTGCTTGCGAACTGTGGGAACAACAACCCTTCAGCACGTGTCCATTCACCACGAATGTATCGGTCGTAGTAAACAGTTCCGGCATATTCCTTCTTCAGTTCCCTGACGAAGTCAGGTGGAAGGAAAGGATTGTCATCAATCGTGTATTTCTGATGATACACATCCGCATCCGAATCAATAAACTTCTTGAACCAATGTGTCGGTGAATCAGGATTGCACGTTCCATCAAACAAACTGTTCGGACAACGAAGACGTGATTTCAACATTTCGAACACTTCTCTGTTCCACGTTGTAACTTCGTCACCGTATGCATATTCAATCGTCGCACCCTGAATCTTTGAAACCTGGTTGACCTTGTCAGCACCAAGACAATAAACCGAACGACCAAACAACTTTGCCGTGTTCGTTGATGAATTGATGTTGCCGACGTAATAATCACCGAAGATTTCACGCATCGGATCAATGATATTTCTTTGTAAGGTTGACTTGGTATTTCCAAGCAACACAATCAATCCGGATCCGTTGCAAGCACGAATCCTTTTTGGTATCAGATAAAAGTCAAGATATGTTTTTCCTGAACCGGTTGCACCGGTCTTGATATTCCAACGATGGTTACAATTTCGCCAATACTCTTTTTGCATTTCAGAAAGGTTGAATGCAGCCATTACGCATCCGCCATTCTGTCAATGCCTTCAATCAGTTTGTCGATATTGGTGAAATCTGTTTTCTGTTCAACCGTTGTGGAATATCCATATCGTGAAAGCAACAATCCGGACAATCTTGATTCAATCTGACCGGATTCCAGCTTTTCTTTCGTGTCAATTTCGCATTCTTCCTTCATACGTGCGATAACTGAACTAAATCTATCTTTGTTTGATTTTTGATATGTGAGATAGAAATTTTCTTCTGTCATTCCAACCCACAAACAAAAACCTTTGAACGAATATGAAACCGGTGCTGGTACTTCTTCAGTGATGTGCCGACCTTCTTTCTGTGAAAAGGTTGTCTGTTTCTTCGTTCTACCGTCACAATCGACTTTATATTCACACCAGGCATCCCACATGGACTTTGGTGTGCGGAATTTTCCGGATCCTTGTGTTCTTGCCATAACGCACCATCCTATACATACAAAAAGCACCAACGATATTTCGTCAGTGCTTTACATAATTTTCCTTGTACTATAATCATACATCAGGTATGACACAATGTCAAGAAATCTAAACTATATTACGTCAACCGTTGCATTTTCGATACTAAAACCCATTAAAAGACCGAATGAAGACAATGCACTTCCGTGGATCCTTTGTGTCTGCCGTACAGAACGACCGATTGCAACAGATATCTGTGTCATGTTCTTGTACAGAAAATACCGGTCATACAACACTTCCTTTTCTGTGGCATCGTCCATTTCTGCAATCGTGTTCTTTGCAGCTTCCCTGATATCGCACAATTCGTCAATCAGACCGTCGATTTCTGCTTCCGTGTCAACGGCAGAACATATACAATTGCCGAACTTATCACCGGAAATCGAAGTCTGAACACGGTCTGCCGACAATTTGACTTCGGTCGATACCGCACGTTGTTTCAATGTTCCGACCTGGTCAACCTTGATCTGAATCAGCTTGTCAAGATATTCGATTCGTTTCAGATATTGTTTTGCTTCATTCATTGCCCCTTGAAACCTTCCTTTCTGTAAAAACATCGAAATTACACTTGTAAAATCGTGAAAACCCTTGAAAATACGACGTTTCAGCCGTCAAAATTACAAAAATTACACATGACATTACACATGGATTACACATGAAACCCTTGATTTTACTGAAGGATTACACATATTACACATAAAACACTACTTTACTACTATATAATTTTCTTTTATCGTCGTACGACGTTGAAATTTACCCCATATGTTTAGAAGTTGAAATCATGTGTAATATGTGTAATCTTTCAGTATTTATGCGTGTTTGATGTGTAATTTTTTATGTGTAATCATGTGTAATTTTATATGTAATCTTCACACCAAACACGCAAATTTTTCCAACCACCACTTCCAAACAACCAAAACCGGAAATCAAAATTTTTGTCAAAATCTTCTTTGAACAAAAACCCTGATGGATTTTCCTTTGATGTTTTTGACCTGAACTTCCGTTCCAAGTCGTTCGTTTATCTGCCTACTAAACACGACTTTCGAAAGTGGTGTGTGATTTCCTTCATTGCAGAAAATCTGATACATCGCATACACGTCGTTGGTCGAATTGTTGACGATACTGTCGATGTCGTTTTCTTCAAGGAATCCGGAAATCGGATTGTTTTCACGTTCGTATTCTGCAAGCTGCTTTTCGACACGTTTGGATCCGGTGAATCCGTGTTCATCATCCAGGACACGTTCAAGACCTTCAATTCCAATCTTTATCAAGTATTCAATTGCAGATTCCACGCACAATTTGTACTTGATTTCCGGATCAAAGTCTTTGTCAGCCTTCGAAAACTTTGCAGAAAACGGAATGATGATAAGTCTGTTCAATACCGCACCGGTCTTGTCCTTCATTCGTGGGATTTCGTTTGCAGAAAACAACAACTTGGTGTATGGATTGAATTCGAACGGATCCTGACCTTTTCTTTCTGCCTTGATACGGTTTCCGGCAACGACCTTTTTGAACATTGCCACCTGTGAACCCATCAGGAAATCATCACCAATGTCATCACCAATGTTTGCCAATTTACCGAACATCATGGAAGTGCTGAATCTGTCACCGATTTCTTTCAGGTCAAGTGCTGAAATGTTATCTTCACCCAACAGTGCTTTGACACAATCAAGGAATGTGGACTTTCCGTTGTTACCACTACCGGTCAGAATGAAGGCTTTCTTCCTTTCATTTCGTCTGTACAGACAGTATCCGACACATTCTTCAAGCAACGCACGAACTGTGTCATCGTCACATGAAATTTTATTCAAGGTCTTGTCCATCAATTCGTCGTATGCTTCCGGATTGTAGTCGTGCGGAATACGGTTCGTCACAATCATATCCGGTGTTGCTTCCTGAAGCTGCTTTGTCACCACATCCAAAATGCCGTTCCTGAAAGGAATGTATCTTGCATCGGCAAGTTCTTTTTCTTCACACGCAAGAAGTAAATATTTGAATACTTCACGACGTTTTGCATCTGAAAGGTTCGGAATGTGTCTGATCATCGCACGTTCAATCAATTTTGGATTGCTTTTGTATGCACCGTCTTCGTAAATATGCAGATTTCCGTTGATTATGACGATATGTTCCACGTTTTTGATATAATTTGCGAACTTATCGAACAAAAATGTGCCATTATTGAAGAAAATCGGTTTCTGAAATGCATCATCACGAAGGATTGTTTCGATTTCCTGTTCATCCAATGGATCCTTCAGGACATATTTGTTGATGATGCGGATGCATTCACGACATTCTTCCACGGAATAGTCGTTTGATTGTAATGTCAGGATGTAATTGAACAATTCTTGGTTTCGACCTTGACCGGCTTCCATTTCAAGGAATGTCATCTTGTGTTTTATTGGAAACATCCACTTCGGAACTTCCTGATATTCTTCACCGGCTTCCGGTTCGATATCCCAAACCACGTCACGTTCTTTGCCGTCCACCTTCAACACTTCGTATGAATCCTTGAAACCGCACTTGATATCAGCCGTCAGACCGATTGCAAGTGGTGTATGTGTCTTGCATGACTTGATTTCGGTGTTCCTGAAGATGAAGTGTTTTCCACGGCTGGTGTTGATGACCTTGCAGCATATGTTCATATCTTCGACGATTTTCATCATGATTTCTGCCTGTTCACGGTCATCAATGTCAATGAACAATGTATTTTTTGCAAGGATTCCGGCATATTCGTTCAACGATTGCACTTCATTCAGTGTTTTGAAGTCGTTGCGACCTTTGAATTTTTCAATGCACTTTTTATCCCTGACTTCAACATATCCTTTGTAAAGTTCGTATCCCATATGCTTATATCATCCCTTCCAACATCTGCAAGTGTTTTTCATACCTTTCCTTCAGACGTTTACACCGTTTTGCATTGATTTCAGCCGATTGCCACAATGCTTTACATGACTTTGACCGTTCCTTCAGGTTCTTGACTTCCAGGTTTGTTTTGACCGGAAGACCGTTCGGATACTTTCTGTCAGAAAGGATCCTTTCGGTGTCTGACCATTCCTGATGTTTGTCAAAATAGGTCTTGACATATGATGGAATCAGGTCATCGTTCGTCTTGATGCCGTCTTCGAAGAACTGACGAAGGTTTTTGATGTTGTCATCCCTTGATTCGTAATCCCACAACATCAGATTGACGATTTTCCTGAACCTTCGTTCGTCGCAAGGGAACATCGAATCACAATATATCTGCATATGTCCGTTTGGTGTTTTGAATAGTATGTCCATGATTCTTCCTTTCTTATAATCCGAAATCTTTCAATCGTTTCTTTGCAAGTTCTATATACCAATTACGGTCAAGTGTGTCCGGAACAGTGCATCCGTTGACCGAATCGTTCAAGATGAAGCAATGGTCAGGTGTGTTCGCAAATTTTTCAGGCTTTCCACGGCTTCCACCACACTTCAGCAACCTTCCGTCGTTTGGATCCTTGGAAGCAAACACACGATATGACTTGTATGTGTATTCTTCGTTGTTTCCGTCCAACCTTTCATGTTCAACCCACTTGTATTTGTCGGACAGCTTCACGACCTTTTGGAACTGAATGACATCGTCACAACTGTTGATGGTTCGTTCGACCGGAACATGGTCAACCATGAAGTTCACAAGTGCCGTGTTCAGAATCGGAAGGTCGTTGTCAATCCGTGAAAGCTGCTTGACATATGCACCCTTCCTTTCGACCTTGCCGTTTGCATCAATCCACAAGTAGTTGTTCACGTCCTTTTGATAGATTTCCGCAATGGTGTCAAGTTCAAGAAGGATTGAACAGATTTTTGTCGAACACCGTTTTTCCCAATCAA